ACGATTCCGTGACGTTGACGCGAATTGCAGAACAGATTTGACCAGCAATCGACAGGCTGAACGTAGGTGAATGGCTGATTTGGGTGACGAAGAACTTCGTGCTGCTTGAAATACCGCTTCGAGTGGAAGATCGGAGTCAAGTAGTTTCCGTTCACAAAGTAGTAGCGAGGCGCACGGCAAACAGTCAAAGCAGCCTCTTCAGTACCAAGGTTGCCCCAAAGAGTAGCAGATGCCGTTCCACCACCGTTAGCCGCAACTGCACCCTGGTAACCAGTAATAGTGGCGGCAACTGCAGCGGTGGTAGCAGGATAGAGAGCAGCCGTATCAAGATCCGAGCAGTAAGTTACATCGATTCCAGCGTATTGTGGAGACGAGTAAGATGCATCCTGATACGAGACAAGAGTGTCGTTGCTTGCACGGAGAGCGTTACGATAACGCTGAACGCCGCTTCGACTAGAAAGAATCATCTGGCGATTCAGGTTGTCATTCTCAAAGTACTGCTGACGAGTCGATGGCGCTTCGTAACGAAGACGCATAAACATCAGATCAAAGGCAGAAAAGATGTTTCCAACATTTACGTTAGATGCACCGCCCTGACTGTAAGGCGTATTCGCTGTCAAGGAGAGAGACGTCACATCAGACCAAGTCGAGGCAGTGGGATTCTGCTTCTGCGAGTCGTACAACTCAAGAACGTTGGTCCAACGGTTCTCAGTGAACGGATTGATTCGCATCACCGTAGTAGCACTGTTATCAGCACCAGTGAACGGAGCCGTACCGCGTCGGCCAAGCGAACCACCAAAGTCCTTGCCGATTTCAGAGATGAAATACGGAAGCGAATATGGAAGTCGGCCAGACTCATCTTCCATCTGTGCAACAGACGGAGGCGCCCACAGATCCTCCTCGAAGCCGTTGAGCATCGAGGTCCACATTCGCTGCTCCTTGAGTCGCTTAAGGCGCTTGTAAGCAACCTTAGTCGAACCACTGGTTTCGCCAGTGTTCAACTCAATCTCAGCATCGGTCCACGACATGTGGTCCAACGAGAAACGCCAAGGGCAACGGATGTAATCCGAAACCTGGGGGTTACGCCAAGTGAACGTGTCATTTGGCTGGTAGTGGTCAAACGTGCGCGAGTCATCAAACATGATGACGTCGCGGATTTCGTTGCCACCCTGAACAGTCTGCTCAGTGGTCTTACCCTTGAGAAGACGGCTAAATGCGTAGGTGTTCTTCACTGCCTCGTTGATAACGCTATCCGCGCTCGTGAGATAGGAAGGACCAGTAGAGGTCATGAAGTCATTGAAGGTCTGAATTGAGGGCATGGGATGCCATCCTTATGTTGTTAGCGTGAAAGGGCCTTGAGGGCGTCGGATTTGCTTCCACCAGACAGCAGGATATCAAGTACAACGTCTTCTCGATCACGGGTTTGCACCACGCGAGGAGCAGCCTTGCCAACAGTCGGACGAGCCGCATTACGCGGGTCGATCTTGACTGGATGTCCTACACGCTGAAGGAACGCTTCTGCGACAACCTCTTCTACGGAACTGAACTTACCAGGGTTTTCGCGCCCGATAGTCGCGGCAACTTCAGTGATCTCGTCAAGTGAAGGTGCAGATTTCCCGTACTGATTCGCGTATTTGAGATAGGCGCCCTGAGTCTCGTATTTCACTTCCATGATTCGAGAACGGTCAGAGAACTCAGCCCGAAGTTGATCGGCCAGTGTGCGAAGCGGCTTTGCCGCATCTCCTCCAAAGATTTCCTCAAACGAGGCCAATGGATCTTTATCACCATCGTCTCCGTCATCGTCTTCGCCATCTTCAGTCTTGTTGTTATCAGACTTGCTTGGCTTCTTTGGATCGGCTGCCTTCAACTTCTCGCTGTACGAATCAACATCGGCTTGTCGTTTGGCGGACTTGAGGCCCCATTCCTTCAACTTAGAAGGATTAGAAGCCATTCCGTCAATGACATCCGATGGAACTCCATCTCGCTTGAGCGCCTTGATGGCCTTTGTTAGGTCAAGGTCTGGTGCTGATGGAATTTCTTCAACGTCCCGAACGTATTCGGGTTCGTCCTTACCAAACAACCTATCGAGTACCTCATCCTCGTTTGATGGGTTACCGCTGTTGTTCAGCGATTCCTTCGTTAGAGGATTGAACGGAATAAGTTCTTCGGCCTGTGGTGGATTGATGTCGGGTTCTGGCATATCAGTCCTTCTCAAATCCATGCTGAGACATGATGTTGCGCTCATGTTTCTTGGACATAACGATTGGCTTTCCAATCGCTGTTGACTTGCAACCTTCCAGATTCCTAGGCAGCGAGTTGCTGACATAGGGGTACTGGGATCGGTTTAACGCTACGTCGATTTGCACATTCGAGAATATGCGGGTCAGACGAATACCGTTGTGTGTGATAATAGAGCCAATTGACGGAACCGATGCCATCGGCATATTGATTTCGACAACATTATCTAATTCGTCTTTAAATTCGTAAATCATTCTTGACTGACTGCTCCCTTGATTCCTGAACGGGAACTAGACGGGATTGGCGATGGTTCACCCATCGCGTTGGTCCTTGATTGAGAAGGCATGTCTTGGATTTGCTGCTGTCCACCCTGTTGTTGGGGCTGTTGTTGGGGCTGTTGTTGCTGTTGCAACATTCCATAATCAATCATTTCTGACAGATTGGGGACGTTTAAAGCGTCTCCGACAATGGAAAGGATTTCCTTCCACTTGACGTGAGGCATCGAAACCATGCCCTGAGCGACATTGGAGGTGATCTGAAGGAGTTCCATAGCCCGACGCTGGACCATGACTTCAGACACCCGTTCCATGCTGTAGGAATCGACGGAAACCTCAAGATCTTCCCATCCTGGCATACCTACGCCACCAGTAAACACTGGATTGGATTCAAGAAGGGTGATTACACCTTCCTTGCCAAGGGGGATAACGACACGGTCGTCGTGCCACATGTACCACGCCACCGAACGCCCAAGGTTGTCAACGCTTTCTTGGAACTGGCGCTTGAGGTGGGCCATTCGCATGGAAGCGCTACTTTCGGCTACCGCAACCTCCGTCGCAGTCGCATCTCCAGAAATGTTCCCGCGCATAGCGTCATGGATACCCGAAACCCGATCAAGTCGGTCTTGGGCCATCGATGAGTACTGGACCTGCTGCTGGGTGATGCCGCCGATTTCTAGGTTGATGACCTTGTCTTTGTCTAGACTTTCGGAAAGCACGATGAAATCGTGAGGCTTGTCCTTGATGTCTTGGGCAAGTTTGTGGTTTCGGCTGTCTACCAGTACGAGACGCTTGTAGGCGGCTGCGCTCATACGGACGCTGGACAGGTGCATGTTGAGGTCATCAATCTGCGACTGGATAGCGACAAGTGGTGACAACGGGTACGGGTCATCTGGCACCGTATAGACGCCGAACACGGTGTAGGGTCCATTTCGAGGGCCAAAGAATGGGATGGGTCGTCGGATAAACCCATCGTATTTGGTCGATTTGGACCTGCCCTTGACCATCGTGTAGATGGTTCCGTTGACCATGCCTTGGCCGTACACCTGATCAACGATCTCTGCGATCTCGTCATCGATCTCTGGAACCCAGATCTCGTAGACGCACATCTCTTGGCGGTCCTCGATAAACCGACCACGGTCGTCACGGACCTCGTCCATGTCGGTTTCTGGTGGGATATCCATGATCGCATCGACGTCCCATGAACTGTCTGTTTCAGCCTTGAACAGGAGATCGCTCTTGTCTACTGCATAGCAGTGACCAAGATAACGAGCGTCCTCCACATGGCTGGCAGCGGGATCAATGAAGAACCGTTCAGGGGAGATGCGATAGGTGCGAGGAAGATAAGGCTCACGCCCATCAATCTCTCGCGCCTCTGGTCGAGGCTCGCTGACCGTCAACGCAACACCATACGAAAGGATCATGTCGGTAGCAATGCGTTCTAGCGTTGTCCGAAGTTTGGTGATTCGACACCATCGGTTTACCGCGATCTGCATTCGCTTACCGACAACCATATCCATCATTGCATCTGCGCAGGTGATACGAAACTTCGGAGAATCATGAATGATCCTAGGAAGTACCAGCGACAGATACTCATGGTGGAAGTTCTCTGGATCGTCAAGAAATGGATCGGTTCGATCTTCACGGTATCCAGGACCGTGATAACGCTCAATCATGTTCCGAAGATTGGAAAGGTGAACATCACGGAACTTCTCCGCGCTTTCAACTTCCCTGCGAAGTTTATCGAACGTTAGATCGAGCATATTGATCCTTGGTCACTTGTGAAAGCCGCCACCGTAACCACCACCGCTGCCACCACTCTTGGCGCCACCCTTTGCGCCACCTGCGTGAGCGCCAGAAGTAACACCATCGCCAGACTTCTTTCCTCCTCCACGGGCGCCACCAAATCCACCGCCCTTAGCACCTTCCTTGCCTCCGCCCAGGCCATGTCGGTTGCTGGCCTTACCGCCACCTTGGTTGCTAGTCTGCATGTTTGATCCTCGTTGTGTTTTGCAGTGGAGCCGTTGTGGCAAACTGCTTTGTGATGAAATCCTTGAGCCGCTTTGCGTCCTCTTCGCCAATCTTTTCGATGTCGCGAGATCCGACCAACTTCACTAGGGCGCCACTTCCGAAGAAGGAGATGCGCTCAACACAGTGAATGGGGATAAATACTTGTTCTGAAATCGGAATCAGCATTCAACGCTCCATGTAATGACGGTATCGACACCACTCAACATCGACCTTCATGAGAACCGATGCTTCAACGATGGCTGACATACGAAGGGACACGCCACATTGAAGTCCGACTCCCACAGCCTTAGCGTAAGCAAATGAAACCATTTGCCTTACTGAAACAATGTGATTTGGATCGGTATCCCTGTGAACAACTTTACCGTTGATGTAAAACAGGACTTCAGTGGCATTCTTGTTCACCCAAACACCAAGAGTTGCCCATGAACTGACAAGTACACCAGTGTCTTTTGTGAATACATATGAAGGGAGAGGGTCTAACTCGCCAGTTCCATTCACTGCAAGAACAATAGACCATGTTGTAGTTCCTGCGGCTGCTCCCGCAGCCGTATAGCAATGGAAGTAAGCACCGTTGCTAAACGACGAATGTTCCGTGTGTCCAGGGTAATACCCAACCCTACAAACAGATCCGTTTGCAGGTGTATTCAAGGGAATTCTCACCTTCGCAAATGAATCGCATTCAAATGCTCCAAGCGTAAATCCTTGGTTTCCTATTCCTTGTCGGTCAGAGATCCAGCATCTTCCAGCATTGATTACTTTAGGAGCCAACTGAGCATAACCAAGTTCAGATGGTCCGCATGAGTCAATGAATGTGGTCGTTCCAAGCGTTGTGCTTGCGTCTGAACCCATCGTCCCAATGTTTGTTCCATCCATCAAACCACGGATGCACTTGCGCACATCGAGTTCGCGGATGTCGGTATCCAACGAGTAGCCTGAGAATGGCGAGGTAATCAAGTTACGATCCTGTTTGCGAAGTAACGGAACTGCATCCAGTCAACATCGACAACGGTTGAAACAGCCTGTGTACCAGTGCATGTCAGACCAATGCCAGCGTTGTAGGCGTTGGTTAGCGTATTGGGAAGGTTTCCATCTTGCACATGGACAACGACATCGTCAATGGTGAAGATAGCCTTGGTTGCCTTCGCGTCTTGCCAGATGCACAGAGTGTGGTAGTCAGCGGACTCAATGCCTGTGTCCTTCTCAAACTTGTAACTGGTTGCGCTGGCAGTTCCAGTCCAACCCTTGTAGACACCGACCTTCCATGTGCTTCCTGCGTTGATGAAGAAGCAAACTCCGCTACCGCTTGCGGGAAGTACGGTTGTCGATGTGTCGTAGAAACCTACGCGGACAAGAATATTCGCGTTCACGACAGCCGCGTAGTTGGTTTTGACCTTGCAGCAGATATCCATTTCTGCTTGGCCACCCTTCAACACGGGAGATCCAACTGAATCCCTGATGTCTGCGCGGGCGTTTAGAACACTATTAACAACACTCGACATCGTCGCGTAGTGAGCGGAAGTCTCTGTGTACAAAGTGGTGTACACAATCGTCGGAGTGCTTCCACTGCCGCCATCGGCGACATTGATGTTGAAGTTCCCCTTGTCAAAGAAGTCGCTGAACATCCGCACACACTTCAGTGGGTTGTACTCGCGCGTCTCAGTAGGAAACTGTTGGATACGGAATTGTTGTCGTGCGATGCCCATTGTCAATCCTCTTTTTTTACGGCAACATCAGTGATGCTGTCTTTTAAACGCATATGTAATACCGATATGCCCATGCGAAGCACGTCTGCCATCGATATGTAGGTGCCGAATTTGTTTGAGAAAACTTCAGACAGTACCTTAACCTGACGGTGAGATTCAATGTCTACGCGAAGTGTGCAGGTCTTCTTGCTCAATGCTTCGCCCTGTTGGTGGACCTGCTCACGACACGGGTGTTCGACTTGCGATTGTCGCGCGGATTGCCGTTGCGATGGTCCACATCATTACCGTCGCCCTTAGAAATACGGCCCTCGCTCTTGGCGAGTCGATTCGCCTTGTTGCGAGATGCACGGTCCTTCTTGGAAGAATCCGAAGACTGGAACTTGGCGTATTCTTTTTTGTAGTTGCGAGGCATCTCAATCTCCCAGGATCACGCTCATCTTCTTTCCAGCGGATGTTGGATTTAGCCATACCCTAGAAGGGTTTGCAGAAGAAATTCTTACCGCAGCGTTGGCTGGAATCACGACGTAATTACCATTACCGATTGCAGTAATCGCAAGAGCACTGGTCGCCACATCTAAAACGGCCAAACAAGCCGTATCGGTAAGGAATGTGATTGATACGTTGCCATCAAAGGCGGATGCTTGATAAGCAGTATTAGTTGCGGTTAGATCAATAGTCTTAAATGAAATAGCCATCAGCACTTCCCCTTACACTTGCACTTCGACTTGCCGCATTTCTTGCACTTCATCAGCAGCCACCCTTCTTTGCGAACGGGTTCTGGCCCTTCTTCGCATTGGCAAATGGATTCACACTGTTCATTGCCTTCTTGGCAGCAGGCTTCTTTGCGGGCTTCTTCTTCATTTGATGACCTCTCCATGCTTAAGGACAACGCCCAAAGCAGATTGCGGAAGAGAAGGCTCCAGACGGTCTGGGCCAACTCCCTCTTCGCACAGCATAAGCGCTCCAGCCACGGCGATAACACGATCTCCGTGAGATTCTCGCGCTCCGCTAGAAATATCTCGTACCGAACCAGCCTCAATCGACCCGTCGTCCAAGATCACATAGTCCATCATCTCCCGCAAAGTGTCCTCGCTAGGGATAAACACCCCGCCCTGAGACAAACTACGGCAAAGAACCAACAGAATCGAACGATTTAACATGC